AAGCAATTAGGGAACGTGATGCTAAACTAAAAGCTTATGAAGATAGAGAAGCTCAAGAGAAATCAAGAAGAGAGGAAGAAGTTGCTGCTAAAGCAGACGCAGAAGCCCTAGATGCACTTAGAGTGGAAATTAGAGGAGCATTAGAATCACATTCGTTCTTAAAACCGAGTGAGAAATTGGAAAGAAGAGTAGCAGATATGATGGCTAGTTATTCAGTTAAGTACCCTGATGTTACTGCAGAAAAAGTCCTTCCGTATGTAGAAAATGAAATTATCGAAGAGTTCAATGAAATCATCGAGAACATGCCAGAAGAATTCATTGAAAAACTATTAAAAGCTCAATCTCTGGAGAAAATTGGTAAGAAAGCTCCTAAGCCTATTGCTAAACCAAAGCCAAAGGTTGTACCACAAACAACATCCCAAGTTGCAGTTCCTACGGCTTCGTCAGTTCAAGCCAAAGTTGCAGCCCAACAAGCATCTAAGAAGAAATCATTCGAAGATGTATTCTCAGCAAGATAATCATTTAGGGGAGGAAGTAAAAATCCTCCCTTTCTTTAAAGATAAGTATTTGAAATCAGACGAATATTGAATTTTTTAAAAATAAGTAATAGACAAATCAACATACTATACATATAGAGGACTTATTACTTGAATGTGAAGTATTAACGATGATTCTTAAATACCCGATTGGATTTTAGGATACCAGAATTTCGAAAAATGTCAAATTAATAAAAACCATCTATAAAAAACGTAAATTATAAAAAAACTAAAAAAGGATTAATAAAATGGCTTTACCAAACACAACTGCCGCTGGTGGCGTTAACATGCAAGATATCATTGCTAACTATAAAGAGATTTATGGTGAGTTTAAGGATCTTGTTCCCTCAGATTTAAAAATGTGTAATCTCGTAAAATATCAAGGTGGCGATAAGCAACTTGGTAACGAATTCCATGAACCTGTAGTACTTTCTATGGAAGGTGGGGTTACTTATATGGGATCGTCTGGAGCAATAGCAGACCTTAACAAGTATGTTGCACTTTCAGTTCAAGATGCGAAAGTTAAATCAGTAGAAATGATGCTAAGATCTGCTATCTCAACAGGTGCAGTTTCTAGATCAGCTAAAGATTCAAACTCTTTCAAAAGAGCTTTAAAGTTACTTATCGGAAATATGCAAAAATCAATGTTCCATAGATTAGAGGTAGCTCTTCTTTATGGTCAAGATTCTATCGGTGTAGTTGATACTGCTGCTGTAAACGGTACAGATGATTCACTTATCGATATCGTAATCGAAGCTTCTGAATGGGCAACTGGTATCTGGGCTGTTACGAACAAGCATAAAGTAGATTTCTTATCTGCTACATTAGCTGCTAAACGTGCTCATTCTGGTGTTTCTGAACTTGTTATCTTCGGATACGATTTCGAAAACCAATCAATTCAAGTTCAAGCAGTAGATGCATCTGGTGCGCCAGTTTCGCTTCTTACTACTACTATTATCCCAACTGATAAAATTTTCTTCAAAGGAGAAGTTTTAGCAGGTGCGACTCCAGAACACTATAACATGATCGGATTGAAAGCTATCGCTGAAAAGCGTGGAGTTCTTTTCTCAATCAATAACTCAAACGTACCTCTTTTCCAAGGGAACATCATTGCTCCAGCTAACGCTACTGCAATCGCTCCTAAGGTTCTAGATTTCGCAACAGTTGAAAAAGCTGCAGCTAAATCTGCTGAAAAAGGTGTTACTTCTACAGAAGCTACTTGTCTCGTCTCAGTCCACTCTTGGAACAATCTTTTGATTGATCAAGCTGCGAAAAGACGTTATACAGGTTCTGAAGTCGGAACTCTTAAAGAAGGTGGACGTGAGCTTGAATTCCTTGGTCAAACAGGGGTTATCAAGATCGTTCCTTCAACTTTCGTTAAGGATGGTTATTCATTCGTTTTCTCTGAAAAAGATCTAATGAGAATTGGTTCTTCAGATGTAACAATGGAACCACCTGGACATGAAGGTGAGCCAATTCGTTTCTTAGAAGAAGCTTCTGGTTACCAAGCTAGAGCATATTCTGATCAATGTTTGTTCACAAGCCGTCCGGGATCTATCACAGTTATTCAATATTTGACTAACGAAGAAGCTTAATACTCAAAAAAGTATACCTCACTAGGAGAAATCTTGGTGAGGTTTTTTATTTAGGACGACAAAAATGAATTTAACAAAACAACAAAAACCAGCACTTATATCTGCAATCACTGACCCTAGAGCTGGACAAGCTGTTATTGAAGTACTTGAGGCAGATGCTTCAAGCTTCACACAAGCAGATGTTGTAGCAGCATTAGGAACTACTTCGAACTTATCACCTTTAGTAGTAACTGCAGCAACAATATCAGCTTCTGCTGGGGTATTTGCTATTCCTGCTGAGCCAACTGGTGCTGAAGTAAATACAGCAATCGACGAGGCTTCTGCAAAGGTAGTAACTGCTCTCGGTTTAAAAGCAGATAATGCTGATGTAGAAACTCTTCGTACTCAGACTGAAGCTCGTTTAGATGCGATTGAAGCTAAGGTTGATGCAGTTATTGCAGCATTGAAAGATGCTGGATTAATGGCTTCAGCTTAATTTTAATTTAGATCAATTCAAAATACAAGCTGGAATAGGTAATACTATTCTGGCTTTTTTCTTAGAGTAGTATTCAAGATGAGCATAGAAGTAGAAATTAATAATACTATTTACAAAATCCCTGTATATGGTGAAAATAAATGGGGAGAAGAGACTACTGCTTTATTAGAAGCTTTATCTACTGCTCTTGCCAACGTTGTTGGTCCTCAAGATATCCTCACTAGAGAAGCAGTTCTCAACAACAATGTAACGTCTCCTTTACCTATTAATGGTCTCAAGCTGGAGACCAGCATAGTCCAAAACTTCACTATAAATGGAGTTATTGTAAGAATTTTTCCATCGATTTCATTAATTCCTCCAACACAAGATACATTCGTTATCGAAGGTGCCTCATTCGAAGGAACAATGGAATATTCGGTTAGATACACAGGATCAGATGCAAAAGTTACAATAATAGGGCAAGACAATGGTCAGTTTCAGTATGTTTCGGAAAATGTTGTAGATACGGAATCAATCTTCATAAAGTTCTACGGCAAAGCCGTGATTGATGAGGAAATTTAATATGAATTTAAAAGGAAAAGGGATTTACATTATTGAAAATAAACTGAATAAAGATTTTTATTTAGGAAGCACTAATGTTTCTTTTTCTAAGAGATTTAAAGAACACTTGAAAGGTATCAATAAAGGACAACACCATTCTAAAATACTTCAAAATGCAGTTAATAAATACGGAAAAGATAATTTTGAATTTAAAGTAATAGAATATATAGAATGTCCTATAGAATGTAGAACCAAAGAGCAAGAATGGATTACAATTTTAACTCCTAAATATAACATGACTCATGACGTAAGTAGAGCTGTGATTTACACTCCGGAATTAAGTAGAAAAATGAGTGAAGCTCATGGTGGAAAACCTTTTGAAGTTTATAAAAATAATGATTTGATTGGAATTTTTTATAGTCAAGCTCAATGTGCAAGAGATTTAAATATTTCTCAATCTAAAATTGGAGAAGTATTAAAAGGAAATAGAAATACTAGTCATGGATATATGTTTAAATATATTGGAAAAGAGTTTTCTTATAAAGTCAAACCTAGAAAAATTGCAGATCTATCTAATAGAATTTGGAAAAAGCATTCAGAAGAAACTAAAAAGAAAATATCTAAAGCCGGAATCGGTAGAGTCACTAGTGAAAAAACTAAAGAACTACAGAGTAAAATAAAAAAAGAAAAATATGAAAAAGGAACTCTTCATTTAGTTGATTATAGTAATAGAGAAATTGCTATTAAACAAGCACGAAATAAATTTAAAGGAATAGCTAGAGTATATAAAAACGGAGAACTGATAGGAGAATTTCTATCAATAAAGGAAATATCTGAAACTCTTAATATAAAATCTAATTCTATTGCTCAAGTTATTTGTGGAAGAAGAAAGAAAATTTTTAAGTATACGATTGAAAAGGAAGGATACAATGACTAATAAGCGCA